GGATAGATATACGCCGATGCCGGATAGAGTGAGTTTGCGTTGCCTCTACCAGTCGCGCTCCACACCGGGAGAGCCGTACCGCCAGCGCTCAGTGAAGCAACGTAGGTTGGGTTGGTCAGGTAGCACTCCAGCGTTGCCAAGTGATTCGCCCCGAGTGATGAACTTAAAGTAATCGCGCAAGTTGTGGAGCCCAAGCAGCCAGGAGTTGCGGGAGAGGTCGCGACCAGAGCGAACGTCCCTGGGCCCGTAGCTGTCGGTTTGCCAAACAGAATAGGCGAGAGAATCTGCGCCTGAGCGGCAACACAAAACGCGAGAATGACAATCAGCTTTTTCATTAGTTGGCCGTCCATGTTCCGACGTAATTTGTCGTCAGATAGTGTGTCGAGTCGCGGCCCACAATGCACACCATGTTGCCCGCCGCCGCGGTTGCCGCAAGCGTTCCCGTTCCAGCCGTGCCGTAGGCGGTTCGGGCGGTGTTCTCATACCTCGCCGACGAACCAAGCGCCGATAGGGTGATCGCCGTGCTTACGTTGTCATCGTTCATGATGCAGAACTGATAGCCCGCTGCTGGGACCGGAATCGATACCGTGCAGGTGCCAGTACAGATAGCGAAGCCGCTGGGAGCAGCGAGGGTAATTGAAGTGCCGGGAGTCGGGACCGCAACCGCAGGGATTACCGTCGCGGTCAAATCAGCAGCGGCAATAGAGGCGCATGTTGGTACAGCGGAAGAACTGATTGACCGCGCAAATTGATTGGTGCAGGCTCCTCCCGGCGTGATGCCGTTGACCTTCACTACAGACGTAGCCAAAGATCCCGCCGAATTGGTCATGTCTCCAGTGTGAGCAGGCTCCGCAGATGCAGGCAGAGTGCCAGTGGTCAGGTCCGAAGCGCTCACCACCACGGGCGCGGAGAGAGCGTGACCGTTCACGGTCTGCGTGGTCGGAACCATCGCGTTCAACTGAGTCTGCACGCTGGACGTTGGGTCGAGGTAGCCAAACACTGTAGGTGTCACGCCGTCAACAGTCTTATTGGTCAGCGTCTGTGTTGCCGAATCCAAGACCACATTGCCCGTAGCATCCGGGTATGTGTATGTACGATTCGCACCTAAGTAAGGGATATGGAAGGTCGCAGAGTAAGAAGGGTTCAAACTCGAAACAAAGGCTACGTCCTGTGAAAAAGTATGCAGTCCAGTTGAGTAGTTGTAGTTAAATGTTAAATCTGGCGCCATGGTAGTGGCACTCGTGGCGTAGTACATCGGATAACTCGCACTATAAGTGCCAGTCAACGTCACACCGCCGCCGCTCGGAAGGTTAGTAAGTAGCGATCCATCTACCGCAGGAAGTTTTGCTCCACTCGTCATCTGCACAAGTTGAGAAGCGCCGTTGAAGGTGTTGCCCTGCGTGGTCGGGTTGGTAAGTGCTGCCTGCTTGCCGTTGAACGTATTCCAATCCGTGTGCGATAGGTAGCCATCTGCCGAAGTCGTCGCCTGGGGAATGGAAATTTGCGGAGTTGTGCCGCCCGTCGATGCCACCGGAGCCGTCGCAGTAACGCTAGTCACCGTGCCACCACTGCCTATCGTGTGCCACGCTCCATCGGCTCCGCAGTATTGCGTAGATGTTCCGCCGGGAGGACAGGTCACAATCTGAGAGTTTGCGCTGCTCTGCGAAGTCATCGGCGTGCCGCCCACCAATGTAAATGAACCAGTGACGGAGATTTGGTTAAATGTGTTGGTCCCGCCCGCAGTGATACCGTTGGGTGCGTTGATTGGATTGCTGACGGTGGATCCGAAGTAGATTGGTGCTAACACATACTGATCCGCACTTATGAACCCACCAGTTGACACAATAGGTCCGCTCACGGTGGCTGTGATTGCAGTCACCGTCGTCGCATTTACTGTGCTCGGGGTGGTCCCGCCGATGGGGCCGGGAGAGGCAGGGTCAAAAACTTGGCTACTTATCCCATCTACTGCTACCACTCTCTGCAATGCCGAAGTATATCCCAGGGCACTAATGGAAACAACATAATTCCCTACTGGAACGAAGAAGCTATAATTTCCATTGGCATCTGCGGTAACAGAGGTGATAGGCGGAGTTGTCGGGGTAAGTGCCATGTCTAAATAAAGTGTAACAGGGGTGATGCAAACAGGTACCACTCCTCCTGCATCCATGCAGACCTGAACAGTCGCCCCAGGTAGAACCTTTGCATAATTATTCGTTCCATTCCCAAGGGCGATATTCGAGATCACCCCGCCAGTAGAACCCCTTACCTGTGATGTCTGCATCAACAGGAGAATTGTTCCCAATGTAAACAATAAAATCTTTTTCATCTCGCTCCTTCTTCCAACATAACAGTCTCAGGCCTAGTGAATAAATAGGGACAACTTAGCATTCGCCGCTGTCGACTTCAGTGTGATTTGGGAATCAGTTGCAGGTTGGGTGCCAATGTAAACATCCGCCGGGGCACTCTTCTGCTTTATATCAGTCCCAACTGGAACCGTTCCCAAGTTATGATCAATCACAAAGTCGGTATCCGGCTCCGATGGAGTAGTTACGGTAACCCAAGTTCCTTTTATGTTTCCCACTGATCCCGGATTCTCCGCAGTGGCAGAGAATGGAGTCGCCCCCTTAGGCTGACCAAACTCAATTCCATTATTAACCACTGTCTCAAGATCAGCAAATCTCTTACGTGTGTGAATATCAATCTGCTTCCCTTGGTTCCCAAGGGCAAGATTAGCCTTAAATTGCATTCTTAACCTCCCCGCTCTGCGAGTAGATCGGAGCGTAGCTGCTCATTTCAAACGGAACCCCTGCCTCTCCGCTGATTTTCATAGTAGCATAAATCGACGGCAGGTTTACCGGAAGCACAATTTTCTGTGTCGTCCCAGCACCCTTCCCAGGAAGGATAATTCCATCAGGTGAGGTAGGGGCATTCAACGAAATCTGACCCTCCTCATTAGTAAATAAAACTTGAACCACCGCAGGGCCGTTGTCCTTATAAGTAAGCCTGAGCTTCTTGGTAGAATTCTCATGCCTCGGATCGCCGTAGTCCATCTGTCCTGTTGTAATAGACCAGGGCTCCTCACTCCATCCAGTGAAGTCAAATAGAAGGGAGGTTCCATCGTAGCAGCCAATCATGATCGATGGAAATGGATTCCCATTTGTTAGGGTGGCTGGGGACCAATTCTGCTGTGCAATCGTCCCGATCAAGTCCTCAATTCGGATAATCGAGTTGGTTAGAAAATTCCCAATCACATTGGGAGTTTCCATGGTGCTCCACTTCGTCCAGGTCATATCGTCGATATGATAAATCCAGATCGAGACGTTTGGAATCACGAGCCAATAGGCATTGTATGGATTTCCATTCACCGTCGTCGAGACGAAACCAAAAATTGTTCCAACATCTCCTACCGAAATATCGCCAAAGATTAGGGACCGGGCACCCAGTCTGGTCCTTCCCTGCAAGGGCGCATCTCCGATGGACTGGCTTGTGGTCCCATCGAATGAATACACATTATCTTGCCCAACATAATACCCGGTGCTCTCCCCATTCGCTGCAAGACTTCTAGGAATTACCAACCCCTTCGATCTAGCAGAGAGGGCATTGAATGAAAATGGGGCTGCGGCATTTCCAGTCAAAGTAAGCTGATTTACCCCAAATTGTTGCCAGATATATCCATACTGGAACAGCTTGATACATCCGGTGATCGGCCCCAGATCATTGTAAAGATCAGTCTGCCCGGAATCAAATGAGGTCCAGTCTCTTCCATCGCCAGCCCCGCTCCATTGCACCCTCTGATAGGCATGTGATCCTTGGGTAATTAGATTACAAGCAACTAAATGATTCCCCATCTCAAATAGATATGCCGCCGCAGGCGCGTTCAAAAGGGGATTTGCCTGATTCTCATAAGCATAAACTGGCCCTACCAGAAGTCCATCCCATACCCAGATGGAGTCAATTCCTTGGGAGAAATAGAGTTTCTCCCCAACCACCGCATAACTCATATAGCTAGAATCAGTTCCATGCTGAGGACCAAACAAACGAACCCACCCCCCATTAGTATAATAGTACATCTGAGTAGGTGTGTTAGCAACTTGCCAATAATCCCCAAATGTGTCGTAGAATCCATAGACTCCTATCCAAGGCTCATAGATTCCGGTGCTCTGCCCATAAATTGGGGCAGGATTCGTTCCCAGACTCTCAATACTTCCGATAAGATCACCAATCGTTCCCTGCAACATACCAATAGTAACTAAATAAGGAGAGGGGGGAATCCCGATGGAATTGGGAGGAGTTCCACCCAAGTTAGCGATCGAGCCAGTAAGGTTTCCAATAGTACCAACCAACTCCCCAATCGTAACTAAGATTGGAACTCCGCCTCCATCTCCCGGAACAAAAGAGACAAACTCAGGTCGGACCCTGGCTCTGCCAAGCCGGAACATCATATTCGATGCGTCGGCAAAGCCAATCTGCCCAATCATCTCAGGTGGGAGCTCACTCTGAATTCCACCGAATGGCCCCGGAACTGGATACTCAGGCAGCTCGCCGTTCTTCATTCCCTGCTGATCCATAGTACACACCTTAACTAAAAACAAGAATCTAGCTAGTTAGTAACCCCGAAGGCAATCCAACATATTCCAGTTGCTCCACTTCCAACAGCAACTACCGCCTGAGTAGGACCAACCGATTTAATTGTAGATGAACCGGAGCCACTAGTGCTATAATTGGCAGCCACAAATCCGGGGGTGCTTAAATATGCAGGAGTAAACGGAACTGTGATGTCGCTTGGACCAGAAGTCAGGCCTCCCTGAATCGTAAGATAGGTCACGACCGCCCCACCAGGGCTGGCAACGAATGTTAGGGGAATCTTGGCAACTACAATTGAGCCCGTATTAGTAACAATCGGGGCTGTGTTTGCTAAAACCCAGGCAGTGTTTGGTATCTGGTTCGAGTTAGCATACGCCGGAGGAGTAACAACAGTAGGAATGTCCGTCCCAGGACCAGCTGTAATCTGGGGTGACTGGATCCCCACCAAGGCCGGAAGTGTTAATGGTCCGGGACTCGTCGCAGGAATTCCTGCAATCGCCGCCACGATAGCAGCCTGCAGGGTGGTGTTAGGCTCCGATAGATTCGCTAAAATCAGCGGGGTGATCTCAGAGAAGGTCCCCCCAATATTATAAACCTTCCCAGTAGAGGAATCGATAAAAGGCGCCCCATAGAAGTTAGTCTCGAAGCCAAGAGCCTCCGCCGCTGCCACTGTCGTCCCCGAGAGATTGGCAACCCTCTGCGCAATATCATTCTTGAAATTCCTAATATCAAGCCCAAGCTGATTTGCTGCTTGAGTATCCGGTGGAAATGTGATGTCGTAAATTTCACTAAAGGCCATTAGAGTAAGCTCTCCTCTTGTTCTTCAATCCTGCCTCCAACGTCGGTACGATACTTCATCCCGCTTAGGTACAAATTGTCCTTGATGTATTCAATGAGATTCTTACGAACCTGTTTTATCGAGCTACCATCCTGGCCGGTCACGGTGAGGAGGTAGCCATTCTTTGTCACTACCTTATAACAGGACTCGCCAGAACCTTCAGGTCCATTATCAACACTGTGCTCGAAATTGTAGAGGTGAATATGCTCCCGCTGATCTTCGGAGAATCCCTCGGTAGAGGGTTGTCCATCCTTCGGATTCAGAATCCACAATCGCTCCCCCAACGAAGTTGCCTTCTCCTCAACGTCCATCTCGCAAGGGAATGGCTTTGCCACTACACACATTACCATTCCAATTCCCTCATGCAACTGGAGTCCTTCCGGTAGCGAAGTTCCCCTAGCACAAGCCTCAATCACCTCTGCCGGATCGCTCACCATCCCCTCGATCATTTCATACGAAGTGGCTGGAATTCCAAACCTCATCGTCGGCTCAAGCGCCACTATTCCCTTGGGGTCGTCCATATCCACAATACAGTTAATATCAAAAACCCCATGAAAACCAATATCGCGGAGCTTTTCCACGATTCCAGGTCTCCCGATAATAGAATTGAAAAGGCGATGGCTATCATTAGTGCCAATAAAGGTAGTCCCCATCTCACCGCAGGTCTCTCCGGTTCCACCATTCGCCTCCTTCTTCTCTTCAAAGTTTAGGTAGCCTGCTATTCTTCCATCTCCATCGCGAAGAAAATCACTGCCGTTAAAAAAAGCAGAAGCAGCAACTTCAAGCCCCTCGACCACCTCCATAAGATCGAAGTCAATCGGCCCGTACTCTTGAACATTCCAGCTTTTCTCCAGTTCATCCAAATGGAAGAGCATATCAATCCCACCGTCAAACTTTCCAAGATGGTTGATTGACTTCGGGGCATCCCCATTTTGCTTCATTATGTATCTCTTGCCATCGGAGGAATGCTTCTCGATGAACTTACGGGCAGACTGAAGGGAGGTAAAGTTCTTTGAGAACGGCTGTTTGAATCCAAGCTCTTTGAACCATTCCTGGTTTAGCTGCCTGTTATTCTCAAGCTCGTCCCCATCTTCGCACCCACCAAACACCAACTCTCCCCGCGAGCGAAGCCAATCCTGCAAGCGGCCGAAGGTGCAGGAGTCGAAGACCCACACGAGGCCCTTTCCAAGGAAATCAAACCACTCCTCAGTATGGGTAACGATCCCCTTCCCAATCGACCGACTCGCCTTATCTTGGATGTACATGACCACATAGTGCTGACGCACGTTTGCCAGATAAGAGGCCAGATCGAGGGCCTCACCGAATTCGCTGTAGAAAATGAAGTCCATTTCTCTATCCCTGACTCAAAACTTGAGAAACAAGATCAGTTGGTTGGCAGCCGACATTATGACAAACGAACTCAATGTAGTTTGTGGTGTTATTCTCCGACGGAGGGGCGTAGCGATTTATCGCCTGTTCCACCGTGAGATTAGAATAATGGGGTCCGGCAAGCAGATCGTGAAGTGCCTGAAATCCAATCGAGATTGAGGGAAAGTGGGCAAAGCGGGGATGAGGAGTACACTCCTCCAACTTTGCCCTATACTTCTCCACCATCCAAGACTCAAAGTCTAGGTTGCCTGGATTATTATTCCTCTGCGGCCGATTGGGTTCCCCATCTGCCCCAAGGGGGGCATAGAATCCTTCGATATGCGCGATTGCTTCGATTAGTTTCATTAGGCTCACTTAATATAAACCAAAACCTTCCCGGTCGAGCCAGTGGTTAGCTGGGAGAGATAGAGCCCGTTGAGGATCCAATTGACCTTCCCACTCCGAACCTCCTCATTATCAGAGGCTCCATGCGCCTGCCAGATAACCTTCCCCACGCCATTCGAGACTGTGCAGGTATCCGTGACGTTGGTATATCCAACAAACTCGAAATGCTCCACCTGGACATTATTCCTGCCCAATACGGGGGTAGTGGTTACTGTGTCAAGAATCCAAGGATTTGTAGATGGATCGTTTGCCATTGCTTCGCTCCTATAACTCAGTTACCGCCTTGTCATACTCTGCCCAATCAACTCCCAATCTCATCGCCAGGACCGATTCAAGATCAGTTGCCACCAAATGCGCCTTGTGATAAGGTGCGAGAGGGGAGTCTCCTGGCTCACTAAAATCTCCCTCCCCTCTGGACGCCTCATAGTCAATATCGAATCTATCAATCTCCTCGATTGAGATGCCTTGATGGGTGATCTGAAGATACTCAGCAAGCTCATGAAAAGCCACAAGTGCTTCATACCGCCAGTCTCCCATCTCACTCACCCTGATCTGGAGCTTTCCACTTTTAGGGTCAATCCAGTAATCACCAACAGTCGGATACCGCTGCTGATCATGAGGAATCGTTTTGATTTCGATATTGAGCATTTTCCATCTCCCATGTCAGGCAGGTTAGGTTCCTGAAAGAGTCCCACCTGTATTCCCAAGGACATACCAAATTCCATTGTATGCCTCAAGGATAATGTAGTTTCCGATCGCAGCGGTAAACGTGATCACATTCTTCGACCCGTTGACATAGCCATGTCCCGCAGTTCCGACCGTAATCACGGCAGCCTGAGCAGTAGTCAGAAGGATCGTAAGAACCTTCCCATCATCTCCACCCTGCATGGTCTGCCCACCAAGACCAGTCGGAAATTGGGTTGCCTGGGCAGTAGTTGGAACTGGAGAGCCGGCAATCGGGGGAGCCAGAGTGTAGGCTCCTGATGCGGTGTTGGCAAGAACCTGAAGTCCGCCAGGAGCCGCGGAGGGGAGTGAGGCATCAGAAGAAGTAATCGCTCCAATTGCTGCTGTGATCAGGGCTAAGACCTGATCCATAAATACCGACCTAACCCCTCTAAACGATGAAACTGCCATCTCAATTCTCCTGCGCCCTCGGCGCCATCATCTCCTCCAAAGGAGGGTTAAAATCGTGTCACTAGCCCTGATCGGGCACCTACCTACTTGGCGGCGGTAAGACTAGGTACCCAGAATCAGGTCCGACGGGTGAGCCTGATTGCCAAAACCCAGACCCCACCGCAATTGATGGGGCTTATGACACGATTATGGAATAGGTGGTTCCGGTTCATTCGTGCTCCCTCGGAGTTTTTCTGCTACCTGCGCCTCTTCTGGGCTATCAGTAAGGGCGTCTTGGATCTGGGTGGTGCGTGCCCATGCCTGTGGATTATCCCAGCACTTAGGGCAGAGTAAGAGTCCATTCTGCCAGGTAAGCTGGGAAATCCTAGTCTCGCAGTCGCACCTCTGACAGCGATGCCAGGGGTCACCCATGATAGCGGAATGTCTGCGATAACCCCTTGACACTTTGATCCCCTTACTTTACGACGGTCTGAGCAGTCTGAGCGACCTGAGTAGACTGAGCAGTCTGAACCGTAACGCCATCCTTTGCCTTAGTCTTGTCTGTAGATGAGGCCGAGGCCACAGTCTCTGCCGGACTCGCAATCTGCGGAGCCACGTTACCAAACTGACTCTGATGGCTCGCGCCGATAGCCACCGCACTCGCCTTAGTTTCCTGGTAGGACTGCCAGTGGCACTTAGTGCAGGTGAACTTCCATCTATACGCAGGCAGATTCATTGGAAACTCTTCTACCGTTCCAACGTGCTCTGATACTTGATCTATTGCCATCTCATTGCTCGATTCCACCTCCCCCAGAAAGGGAAGGTATTGTTCACAGCGGAAACAATTAAAAGAATAAATCCAAAGGATTAGGAGAGGGAGGGTTTCCCCTCCCCCACTACCCTAATCTCTACGGTCCGTTACTCCCCCAGGTTCCGATCCAATGGAATGCCCCGACTCCATACCGTTCCATCGTTACCTGCTTGATGGACATGGTATCGAAGTCATCCGAGAACATCTCGTCAATCGGCTCACGAGTGATATGCTTGAGGGAATGCTCGCTCTTGTCAGCCAGCAAATACCAAGCCGACAGGCTGGGAGAATAAGAATAGGAGAAGTAATCCAGGTTCTCATTCAGCAGGCTGTTGACTTCGTTATCCGCCGTGTAGGGCTTATGCGGAGAGCCGAGAATTTCCCTGGCAATCCAGATAAGTTCCGGCGGAATCAGCAGA